ATCATATTCTTAATTGACTGATGTCGCCAACGCAAGGTGCTGATTATTTCTTCTAAAGTATCTATAACAGTCTTAATGTATTCAATCTTGGCGTTGGCCTCGATGATGTCCTTATCGGAATCATAGTAGAAGTCCATCTCGCCCTTCAGCGGTTTGCTCAATCCATTGAAAGGATCGTACTGCCATCCTTTGGCATCGATTTCTTCTTTGGTCAACTTACCGTTGTAGTACAGCCATTTGTCTTTTAGCAGAATTCTGAGTTCGGCCTCACGTCTTTTCAGCTGCAGCTTGTTGACTGTAAGCAACTCTAGGTATTTTGAATGCATACGAGACGTCTCGACAGTTGCACTATCAAGTTTGAACTCGTCGATCACCGAGTCCTTCGACCACATTTCTAGGATTTTGTTGATGTCCATAATATAACCTTTTTGTATCAAATGTTTTACATTGTATCACGTATAATGCGAAATGTAAACCTTTATCTAACTACAAAGTAACTATAGTTAAATGAGACCTGTGCTACTATATATTCAACATCTGTTTTAGTAGTATCAAATGGCACTGTGCTCAAGCTAAGGGGATGAGCATCAACGAATTTGAATTCTCTGATAAAATTATTTTTTGATGATAGTACGCTTAACGATAGATCCCGTGTTTTCAGGTTCGCGAACTCATCTTTCTCGGTTACAATACCGACAATCCAATCATGGATTTCCATATAGTTTTGCATTTCTTCATCGACTAGAAATGTAATATCCAAAGGAGCATACTCGATCTTGTCTGCAGCAAGAGTAATATTTCGCTGAGGAAGATTTAAAGGAGCATTTTGCACTGAGATTTCTGGAATAGTGGCAGACTGTACAGTGTACTCAACGTTTGGATACTTCTTCCAATCAAGTTGGAATTTAAAACTGCTGCCTGTCAGATAAGACAACTGGCTTATCTTTGACGTTGTAGCATTCTGCGTCATATTGATATTTGCTTTATAAGGCATAATAAGTCTCCATTACTTACATCTATTTATATGCCGTGCACAATAAAAAAAGGGCGCCGAAGCGCCCTTTCTAGCTTTATCAACTTCTTGATTATGAACCAAGGATGTTGTTAACCGCGAAGATGCGGTAGTATTGGTTTGCACGGTTTGCACCAGTGTCGTTACCAGCAGACGCACCAACGAATGGGTTTGCAACCATACCGTAGCGAGTCTTAAAGCCGATTTTTGGCTGGAAGTTTTGCTCACCAACTGCACGAACCATAGTCAATGGAACGTATGGGCAGTAGAACAGACCTGCGTCATATGCAGAAGCACCTTTGTAACCAACAGTGATGTAGTTACGGCTTGCATATGGGTCGATGTACACGCGCATGCGGCCGTTCAGGACACCTGCGAATGTGTTGCCTGTGTCGTCAACCTGCAGGTTGGCGGACAGAGCTGGAGTGTAATCCAACATGCCAGCAGCTGCAAGAGCTGAAGCAACGTCAGATGAACACAGGATGAAGTTACCTTTACCGCGACGTGTTTCTTTCGCGATAACGTTTGCTTCACGCTCGATTTGAACGATCAAGCCTTTGTACTTCTCAACTGACCAACGGCCGTCTGCGTCTGTGTCCAGATCGAAGATACCAGCATTTGTCAGGTCAGACTGTTGTGCGCCCAATTTCGCTTTAACGTTGATTGTACGAACAACTTCACGGTTGATTTCAGCCAGGATTTCAGCAGACAAGATGTTTGCCAATTCTGATTCAGCATCCAAGCCGTGAACAGCTTTAAGATCCTGAGCCAATTCCATGGTGTACTCAGCTTTCAGAGCACGTGAACGAGCAGTTACTGTTGCTTTCTCGATTGAGAATGCCATTTCACCGAATGCGTTCGCTGTAGAATCACCCAGTGCTTCTGCTTCAGCAGTAGTCATACCACCGCCAAGACCGAAGGCATCATCAACATCGTCGGCATTCGCGTCTGTGCCTGGAAGTGAAGATGAGTCGCTGGCGTGTGTGCCGTTTTTAGCAGTTGCAGTACCAGCGTTGAACGAAGAAGATGACCAATCGGTGTCAGCTTCGTTGTGCAGTGCTTCTGCACCAGTTTGTGAACCGTAGCGTGATTTCATTGCGAAGATCAAGCCAGTTGGGCCTGACATTGGCTGAACAGCTGCGATGTCGTATGCGATCAAGTTTGGCATCGCACGACGAACCAATGAGATCAGAATTGGATCCCAGTTGTCAATCGCTGCACCAGTTGCGTTTGTAGGTGCTGCTTCTGACAGGTTGAAAGACTGCTGTTGACGCTCTTCTACCAAAGCGCGTTCAGTGTTTTCAAGAAGCTGTGCAGTTACTGACTTACGGAAGCCGTCCTTGAATTCAGGCGCGTCAGCAGATTCCAGAACTGGCTGCCACTTGCCCATGATTTTTTCTGCGTTGAACATTATTTGTTCTCCTATAGAATTTAGATTTACTTAACTTTGAGGGCGTTCAGATAGCGCTGCATCATTGGAGAAACCTGAACTTCTTCAGTAATTTCTTCCGCAACGGTTTCTTCACGTGTTTGTGGTGCTGTCTTGAAGTATGATTCTTTAATGGTTGCAACTTTCTTAGTGAAAGATTCTGCATCATCAAAGTCGACACCTTCAGTCAAAGACTTAAGCTTTTCAGCTTGTGCCTCAGAAAGATCAGCGGATGACTCACGGATGATAGCGTCGCGCTTAAGAACCTTTAAAGATTCTGCAAGCTTAACGTTTGCATCAATATGAGTGTTAACTTGCTCTTCCAACTCATCAACTTTCGCTGCGAGATCGTCAACCAAATTAGCCTTACCTTCTGGAACTTCAATGTAGTGCTCTGTGAACACTGCGTGAAGCTGTGACATAAAGCTTTCAGCAATCTCGGTACGAAGACCGGTTTCTACTGCAATCTTATTGTCTTCCATCCACTGTTCTACAACGTAGTTCAGGTAGCCATCAACCTTTTCGACGAGATCAGATTGAATACGTGCAGTTTCTTCTGCAAGCTCTTCACGATACTGTTCTTCCAAGCGCTCAACGTGCTCGGTCAGTTTGGACTTAAGTGCAGCTTCAAAAATTACAGCTGCTTTACCCTTAAAGCCCTCAGAAAGAGTTGCTTCTGATTCTACTAGCGCATCCAGGTCTTCATCAAAATTAGATTCGACAATTGCATCGGCATCTTCTTCAAATGTGTCTTCACACATTGCTTCGTATGCTTTTTGCATGTCGTTCTTTTTCATTTTTGCCATTTTGTCGTAGGCAGCCTGAAGAATTGCAGCTTTTGTTTTAGGCATAGCTTCTGCGTTCGAGTTATCACCCTTACGCTTTGGTTGTGCCTTTGTGACAGCTGCAGCCGCATCTACTGATGCAACTGAATCTGTCTCTGCAGTTTCAGGATCGTGCCCTTCCGCCAGTTCCTCGTCAGAAACTTCAACGTCTTCAACGAGTTCATCCTGGAGGTCAATGTCATTGATTTCTTTATCTGACATGTAATACTCTCCTAACGAGTTAAAGTTTTGAGAGGAAATCTTTAAAGACTTTCATCTGTGCTTCCGCAAGGCGGTTAGATGGAGTCTTCTTGATCTCAGTCTCTAATTGTTCAATTTCTTGTGGTTTAAGGATTCCGTTTTCCCAAATCCATTCAACCCCTTCCATAATTCCGTTGACAAATGCCTCCGGAGCAGAAGGATCTTGGACGATATCAACTGTTGCAAGTTGGAAATCTTTTCCAACATAGTTAACACCACCCTTTGATACAAGACTACCCATACCACGACTTGAGACACCTAGCTGAACGCCACCATCCATCAAACCTTCAACGATTCGACCCATAGGAGTGTTCAGTATCTGTGCCTTACCCACAACATTACTTCCTTCCCAACGAAGTTCCGTAATCTTATGAGATACTTTATCCAAATTGATGGTAGGACCTTCTGGGTGATTCAATTCGCCCACGGCTCTACCTTTGGAAACCTGTTCTGTCACATATTTATTCACGGCCTGTTCCATAACGGTACGTGGATAAATGCGACCATTTCGATTCTTAGAGTCGGCTTGCATGAAGATACCTTCGATGACATAGCGACGCTTGCCATCTTTCTCTTCTGTAATATAGTTGAGTTCGGACTCAACGTATTCTGAAATAAGCTTCATGCCTTACTTTCCCATAAGATCTGTAAATTCTTTTACCGCCTTTTCAGCCTCTTTCTGAGACTTAAAAACGTCTAGTTGTTCACCATCGACATACGCAATAAAGAGTTTTCCCTTCTGCGTAATCACAGCGTCATACTTTTGTTTATTCCCAACCTTAAAGGTCTTTAGTTCTTTTTCACCACGTGGAGCCTTAAATGCTGCTTCACTCAGCGCTGTCGTCTGAAATTGCTTGAACGTCAGCATCTAAATCGTCTCCTAAACTTTCGTCTTCGTAGGTTTCTTTGTTATCAAATGATTGAGCGATTTGTGTGCGCCTATCATCTAGGGCCATATTAATCTTATTGCTCATCAAATCATTAAAAACATCTTGCGCGTCGGATTTATTACCAGAATTAAGTGCATTAATTAAATCTGAAGTATCAGTCATTTTTTCACCTCACGGAAATATTTATACATTTTTATATTTTAAAGATCTTCATCGTCGTCTTCGTCTGGACCTTCTTTGTCAATCTGAGAATCAATTTCTTTAATCTCGTTATCGTCCATATTAAGCACGTTTTTGCGGATCCACTCTTTAGAGAAGTACTTACCTGTGTATTCGTCAATCTCTCTCAGAGTACCAAGTCTTTCTCTAATTAATTCAGCGTTTTTAAGCTCAGCAAAATGTGTATCTTGTAAGAAGTCAACGTTAATATCTTGCTGAATCTCTTTCCATTCCTCTTCTGTAAACACGCCTTTTAGGATAAGCTGTGTTTTCAGTAGGTCAATAAACAACCAAGAAAACTTCTTGCGAAGTCTATTAATAAACTTCTGGAATTTAAGTTCGTCCCTAGTAATTTCAGATGAACGACCAAGGCTAAACTGAGCTTCCTGCTCTAACCTATTAACTGGAACGTTCAGTGACTTATACAACTTTTTCTGAAAGTATACAATGTCATCGATCTGACCTAGGTTTTCACCACCTGGCAATGTAGAGATCTCGGTACCACGGCCGCCTTCACGACGTGGAAGCCAGAAGTCTTCCATCATTGACTGATGTTTACGATCATCTTTTACTTCACCAGTTTGCGCATCATACACAATCTTGTTACGGTATTTAGCCATAACGTTACGCAAGTATTCTTCGGCTTTACCCTTCGGAAGGTTACCAACATCAATATAGAAAATACGACGTTCAGGAGCACGTGCCATACGATAGATGACAAGCGAGTCTTCCATCATACGCAGCTGGTTAACCGGTTTCAATGCCTTATGCAAATATGATAAGACACGCTTTCTCGAAGGATCTAGAACGCCTGAAGTAACGTGCGTAATAGAATCTTTTGCAATTTTTAACCCTTGCTGGGATTTTGACATATTATTATCTTGGTAGACATAATAGTCATTAACACCCTTGATGAGCTTTTGGCCAGTTTGTGGATCTCTGGTTTCTTTGACTTCACGTACTTTTCTAATACGTGTTGAATCAATAGAACGAATCTCGATGATTCCACGCTTAGGATTCTTTTCATCAATGATTTTATGATAGAACAAGCGACCATCGATATACCAACGACGGAAAATATCGTTGCCATACCAGTTAAAGTTTAGAAGCTCAAGGACACTATCAAATTCATCTTTAATGATATTTTTAATTCTGTCAGGTTGATCCAGATCATCCAAGATTAGTGACACTGGTGCACCATCTTCATCTGAAACAACTGCTTCGTTAATGATATCTTCAATTGCGGCATCACATTCTGGATTCATTGCAATGTCACGGTATTTCATAATTAGGTCTTTTTCGGTTTTAGCGGAGCTTCCGTCTAAATCGATATACTGACCAAAGTAACCACCAGCATTAAGAACATAGCCAGTACCATCCTCGCTTTCTGGAGCGACGAACGATACTTTTTTCTCATCTTCTTTTTCCTGGTTTTTGCGCTTAATCTCAAAACCGAATAAGTTGACGCCGTTATCTGCCATTTTTTTACCTCATAGAATCGGGGGAGATTAACTCTCCCCCTTCATCTTATATATCGCCGATTAGGAAGTCGTATTTGATTCCCAGTACTGAACCTGCAACTCAACCGTGAATTCTTCGATTTGGTTCTCAGAGTCGTACGACACTTCGATAGAAGAAAGGTTGGTTGGGAAAGTACCGCGGAAGTCATAACGCTTTACTACTTCACCAGCTTTATTTAACTGCTCTACAACCATGTCCGCTTGGTAATCAACCGGATTGACGAGACCAGTGTTATTGCGATGCTCATTGATTGAGTTCATCCAACGCTCGAAAGCATTACGAGTCACAAAATTTGCATCATTGATAATTGTCACTGTCCATGGTTCGAACGTACGGTCGCCAGCCAATTGAAGCTGACGGCCACGGAAAGGAACCATAATTGGAGCAATAACAGA